GCGGCGCTCGAAGAGGGAGGTTTCGGAAGGCCCATCCGGTGGGCGGGGAGGGGTGAAATCTTCAAACCAAAGGCGCCGTAGACCGTTAGTGAAAACAAACTTTTACTTCCGCAAAATACAGAAAACGGCAAATTCTAGGCCTGAAACGTCGCTTTGTTGAATGGCTCTCTGAAATACCTGACAAACCCTCATAAACCCCGCTGGAGGCGTTCATTTAGTTCGTTGGATGCCGCGCGGACCCTTTAAACCTGGAAGGCACCTTATGTCGCGACCTCGAACTCCACTTCATGTGCTTGAGGCTCGCGGTGCGACCAAGAAGGACCCGCAGCGCTATCGTGAGCGCCAGGAGGAGGCCCGCAACGCGCCTAAACCTGAGCCTGTTGGGCCACCTCCAGAACATTGGAATGTCGCGCCCGAGTCGATGGGCGCAATGAAGTTCGCCAGGTGGAAGGTGATCTGGGCCGAGTTTGGTCCGCAGGTCACGATCCGTACGCCGATGCGTCGCGCGCTGCTCGAACAGTTCGTCGTCGCTATGGATAATTTCCGCAGGCATGGAGATTCGATGTCGGCGTCAGATAGAAACAACCTTCTTTCGCTTACTTCGAGGCTCGAACTTGATCAGCGGCTTCCGGGTGTCGGAAAAGGAGTAAGGGGAGTCGATGGCGCCTGGGAAGAGTACGGGTAAGCGACCCAGTCGCGCACAGCTTGACCGTCTCTATTCCAACGCAGCTACCCGGTATGCACGACATGTCGTCGCAGGCAAGATCGTTGCTGGCAAGTGGGTCATTAAAGCTTGTGCGCGCCATCTGGGAGACCTGGCGAAGTCGGCTCTTCCTTCCTATCCCTACCGGTTCGACGCCGCCAAGGTCGGCCGCGTATGCCGCTTCATTGAGCAGCTACCCCACGTCAAGGGAGAGTGGGCCCGGGTTCAGCACGGACAAAACGGCACCATCAAGCTCGAGGCCTGGCAAATCTTCATCGTGGCTTCGCTCTTCGGATGGGTCGACAAAGTTACCGGCTTCCGGCGTTTTGCCGAGGCCTACATCAAGGTTGCGCGCAAGAATGCCAAGTCTACCCTGGCCGCCGCCATCGGCCTCTACATGCTGGTGGCCGATGGCGAAGTTGGACCTGAAGTCTACTGCGGCGCTACCACCAAAAAGCAGGCGATGGAAGTCTTTCGCACTGCGCGCCGCATGGCGAAGAAGGCCCCGCGGTTCAGGGAACATTTCGATCTTGAGGTAAACGTAGAATCGATAGTCGCCAGGCGCGACGACGGAAAGTTCGAGCCGCTCATTGGCGACCCGGGAGACGGAGCGAATCCATCCTGCGCCATCATGGATGAGCGTCACGAGCATCCGAACAATAACCTGCGCGACACGATGGTCACCGGCCAAGGGTCGCGCCGGCAGGGCCTGTCGATCGATATCACCACGGCTGGAACGGATTCAGCCAGCCCGTGCTATATGGAGGAAAAAGACTGCGAGAAGATCCTCGACGGTATCGATGAGAATGAATCCTTTTTCTGCATCATGTACGCCGCGGACGATGAGGACGATTGGAAGTCTGTCATCGCGCAAAAGAAAGCCAACCCCAACTATGGCGTTTCCGTTTTTCCTGAGTTTCTCGAAAAACAGTTACGCAGCGCGCTCCTGTCGCCGCAAAAGCAGTTCATCTACAAAACCAAGCACCTTGACCTTTGGGGTAACTCCGCCAGCACCTACTTTAACCTGGAGTCCTGGGCAAACTGTAAAGACGCCAGTCTCTCGCTCGACGAATTCAAGGGAATGCCCTGCTGGATGGGTAACGATCTCGCGGCACAGATTGACCTGGCTTCGCGGATCAAGATCTTCCAGCAAATGCAGAAAAATGCGGAAGGCATTCTTGTTCGACATTACTACGTTTTCGGTTGTCACTACGCGCCAAAGGACACCATCTACGACGGCGATCACGCGCATTATGAGCGTTGGCATGTTGAGGGGCACCTGAAGGCGGTTCCCGGGCCCGAGATCCAGCTTTCTGTTATCCAGTCGGATATAGAGAAGGAGCTTTCCGAATACGATTTTCAATGCATCGCCTTTGATCCCTGGTCTGCTCTCCAGATGCAGCAGCAGCTCAGCGAGCAGCTCGGCGACGATATCGTCATCAGTGTTCCGCAAACGACGCAATATCTCAGCCCGGCAATGAAAGAACTGGATGCGGCTATGCGCTCCGGCCGGCTGCATCACAACGGAGATCCGGTTCTCACCTGGGCCATCTCCTGCGTTATCGCCCGTACCGATGCAAACGACAACGTCTTTCCGCGCAAACTTGAAAACGGAAAAGACAAAATCGACCCGGCCACCGCTCTCATTACCGGCCTCAACCGGGCTATGGTCGGCGAAGTTAGGCGGCGCTTCACTCGGCCGCTGATCGGATTGCTATGAGCAGGTTCAGTTTTTTTGACGTGTTGCTATTTGCCGGTTTCGCCTCGCTCTGTTATGGGCTCTGGCTTGCATGGCATCCCGCAGCGTTCATCCTCGGAGGCATTTTGCTCATCGTCTTCAGTGTCCTCACGGAACGTGGCCGCGCCGCTGAGCGCGCCCAGGCAGCACGCAGGGGGAACTCGTGAGTATATCCTTGACCTTGATGCGCGGTGCCTACGGGCTTCGCGCGGATCTGGGCGGCGCGCCAGCTCCATGGGATGATTTTTGGTATTCAGCAGTCGGCGCTCCTTCCGTTTCCGGGATGCGCGTCTCGCCAGAGTCTGCCAAGCGCCTCGGCACCGTCATTGCCTGTGTCAGTGCCAAGGCCCGGGCTCTGGGCGTGCTTCCGTGCCTGATTTATGCCGATCTTCCCAGCGGTGGAAAGAAGATCGTTCGCAACCATCCTTACTTCCGTCTTCTTCACTCGCGGCCCAACAGCATGCAGACTGCGTTTGAGTTTTACGAGATGGAGCAGGGGCACCTCGAGCTGCGCGGCAATGCCTATGCAGAGATCCTGACCAGCAGCCGCGGGGAAATTGGCGAACTGATTCCCATGCACCCCGACCATGTTACGGTCGAGTTGCTTTCGAATGGAACCCTGCGTTATCAGTACAATGATCCGCTCACGCGCAGCACGCGTACGCTTTTGCAGGATGAGGTCTTTCCTCTTCGCGAGTGGCCCGATCAGCGCCAGATGGGTCAGTCTCGTATCTCGATGGCCAAGGATGTTCTTGGTGTCGCTCTAGGCCAGCAGGACTATGCTGGCAAGTTCCTCAAGAACGATGCGACCGCTGGCCTTATCATCACCGGAACGAATTTTGAATCCAAACAGGAAGAACAGGCCTACGAAGAGGCGTTTCTTAGGGCCAGCACCGGCGAAAATCGCCACAAGATCAAGATGCTGCCGCCCGGCGTGGACATCAAGAGCATCGGTATCAAGCCGATCGATATGCAGCTCCTAGATGCCTCCAAAGCCTCCGACGTTAAGATTGCGTCAATCTTCAACGTACTTCCGCACTTGATCGGTGTCGACGCAGGCAAAGCAGCCACCTATGCCAGCGTCGAGCAGTTCAACTTGATGCACGCGCAGCAATGCGTGCTGCCTATGGCTGTGCGTTGGGAACAAGCCATCCAGCGGGATATCTTTGACGCCAACGATCCTGCCTATTGCAAATTCTCGCTGGCCTCGCTCATGCGGGCTGACAAGAACACACGCGACGCCGGTTATGCGGTGGCCATCGAACATGGATGGATGTCTCCTGACGATGTGCGCGAGCTTGAGGATGTGAACCCCATCGCCGGCGGCATCGGCAAACAGTACTTCCGGCCCATGAACTGGACCACGCTCGACGCCAAGCCCGCGGCCACGGCAATCGCTCCACAAGGCACCGGTGACGACGGCCAGGAAGAAGATTTGACAGATTCGGGCAGCTCCCGTGAAGCGCCCGGCGTGGATCCGGACGAACAGCTCGCCTTGCGCGGCCAGCTTCAGATGCTCGCCTTCGATACGGCTTCCCGCTGCGTACGGCGCGAAGTCGGCGCCGTGCATAAGATGATCGACCGGCACGATAGCAGCCATGAGGTAGCGCCGTTCTATCTCGAGCACCATCGCTTCATTTGCACGGCTTTCCATCTGAGGCCACTGCAGAGCATGAAAGCCCGCAAAGCCTGCGACGATCGCACCAATCACCTGGTCATGCTGCTTGCCGGCGGCGAGTACGACGAAGCCAAAGCCTGGATCGACTCTGTCGGTCTTTCCGAACCTGCAAAGCTGGCGGCCCTGGCCGTCGAAGGAGTGCTCTAGTGTCTTACTCTGCCATTGTTCGCGCCGTCTTCGGTTCGGTTTGGGCCATCCTGCCTGAAAAGCTTGAAGCCATCGCCGCCTTCGTGCAAATGAAGGCTCAGGGCGGAGCCTCCGCTCCTGAAGTGATTGCGGCTATCCGCGCCGAGAATCAGATCGCCGCGGCCCGGGT